AGGTTCGAGTTCGGACCGCGTAAGATCAACCACGTCCATCTTCACGTCGCCATCTTCGTTCCGGCCTACTCTCATGGCGGTGGTCCCGAGTACCATTCCTTGAAAGACAAACAGCCTTTTGAGATCATCCCACTCGTTTGTTGTCAAGATCTTCTGCAGGGTGTTGATCACCTCGGGGTTCGCTTCTGTTTCATCCTCGAGCTTTTCTGTGATCGTTTCCCAAGCACCAAAGACAAATCCGAGGTCCACCGCGACGAGGTCCTGCGCATACGCAACGATCTGCTTGGTCTTTGCAATCACCTGTTGGTCTTTTTTGTATGCAATGAAAAGACCGTTTCGCCTGCAGTAATCCTCCGAGTATTGACCATAGAACACGTCCATCAGCTCGCTGTATTTTCCCTTCATTTTTCACCTCACAATATGTCGATGGATGTAGAACCTACCACCGCTCTGCTGTGGCTGTAGATCGCGTACCGCATCGCATCCATCGCGTGGTCTGCAAACTTGACCGGTTCATCCGTCGGGTTCCCGTCTTTGTCTTTTCTCCATGTGTAGCCTTGGATTTCTTTGATCATGTTGGCACTGTCTGGATGGACATGGAGCTTGTGGCTCTTCACCTTGTCAATACCTTTTTTCACATCCTTCGAGGCCGCTACAATGTTGTATCCCGCCTGGCTAATCTCTTGGATCCTTGCTGGTTCTGCAGCGTCAGCGTAAATGATGTGATCTCTTAGCCCTTGAATCTTATCCAACTCTCCTATCAACTCGGTGTTGGTCAGTTTAGAAGCGTATAGTTCTTCGTAGAGGTATATTTCCTCATCGCGGTTGCATACACGCACCAAAGCGCTTGGGTTGTTGAACCCGAAATCCAACCCGTAGCAAACGTCGCCTTCCAATCTCGGATCAAAATCCCTTACCTCATAGTTGGTGAATATCTGGTTGCCCAACACTCCCCAATCACCCAGACCGTACACAGAATAAAACACAGGATCTTGATCCTTGAGGTTCTCGATTACAGCACGATACTCGTCGTCAATGAAACGGTTGTCTTTGTAGGTTGTTTTGAGAATGGTCGTTTGGTCATCGGGAGTATCGAAGAACCGTTTCTTGATCCACGATAGGGCGCTGACAGGGTTGAAGGTGAGGATCATTTGCTTTGGATGTTTTGAGATCCCGCGAAGCCTTAAATCGAGCTGTTTGAAGTCGTCTGGGGAAGCTTCATACGCTTCTTCGAGCCATATGTTGGTTATACCGGCTATGGATTTAAGCTTGCTCACGTCGTCAAGCCCAACAAAGATGATCTGAGTGTTATTGCCCGGAAGGGTCATTTCCATGTCAGTCTTATTCACCTTGAAAAAATCAGTCAGACCACAATGGTCAATCACTTCCCGTATAAGCGCAAATGTGCTGTGGCGATTCGTCCTGCCAACTTTGCGTGCCACCAACCACTTTCGGCCTTTACCTTGCACGCTTTTAAGCACGATTTTTTGTGCCGCAAAGTGGCTTTTTCCAGAACCCGCGCCACCATAGATCAGTTCATAGCGGTTTTTGCTGTTCAGTAAAGGTTCATATACAGCGTTCATTTCTATAGCAGCGCTCATTTGACCACCTTCACGATTATGGAAAGATCCTTGTTCTCGTTCGTTTCAAGTCCAAGATCCCTCTTGTCTCTCCAATCATGTGGTTGGCGATTCTTGAGCCAGAATATCATCGCAGTCGTATCGCCGCCCAAAGCGTTCTTATACAGCGCTTGAACCACCTTCGCGTCGGCAACGTCTTTGTTTGTTTTTAAGGCTTGCAAGAATTGCACGTGCTTGTTCTTCCAGTTTGCAAGTGTGCGTGGGGATATGTTGAGCTTTGTAGCTATCTCCGCTTCTGTCAATCCCGCTCTTGCCCACATTTCAACGGCGGGCAGCATTTCCGGGTCGTACATACTCTTTCTGCCTGCCTCATTCATACGAACCACCTCCTTTAAGCAAGCAACAAAAAAGCGCCCCGAAGGGCGCTCCTATACTGCGTTTTGATATAAAAAAAACGCCCTTACGGGCGTTGAAATTATCATTTTCTGACTATTCTCGAACTATACCAATAATACCACAAAAGTGCCAAGTTGTCAACTGTGTGTGTTTTCTTTTGCTTTTTTGAGCCGTTCCATCATCATGTCAAGATCCTTCTCATCAAACAGCCTCGATCTTCCAAGTGTTGCGATCGGTTCAATCTCAAAAAACTGGATCAGCCATCCGAGTGCTCTTTGGTCAATCTTCAGTTTCTCGCTGTATGCCCTCGGGGTAATACCGATTCCCATAACGTCGCCTCCTTTGTTTGATTTCTCGGTTGGGACCTGCTGGATACACTTCATACTCCACATAACCGTCCCGGATAATGACAGCCTCGTATTCGTTGACTGGAGCATAGCCCCACAGGGCGTCTTGCTTTTCGGTGTCCCACAAAGCCAACATGGTTCCATCTCCGTCTATGACCGGCAAAAATCGGGACCATTCCAGTCCGAATGACTTTAACTCATCCATGGTAGCGCCTTCCAGCACCTTGCTGTCAATCTCTTGAACTGGCTTACCTTCAAATCGGCTCGTGAATGTCAAGAATCTTCTGATCGCTTCAATGGAATAGAAGTTCTCAAGATAATCCGGCACTAGGATCCCGTCCATGCGCCAGTCTCGTAGCTTTTGCATTCCAATGTGTAGTATTGAGCAAACTTCGTTTGGATAAAAGTATTTTTTCATGTACGCCTCCTTTTCTGTTTGATTCTTATGGAGGCCCACCCTTGCGGATGAGCTACCAGGGGAAAAGACCATTCCAAAGCGCAATCATCAGCGCAATCATCTTGCCATCTCGCATCACAGGGTAATGATCCGTCCAGTCAATGTCCAGATCATGGATCTCATCCAAGGCAAGACCAATCATCACCTGTTCTAACGTCTCAGCGGCGCCAGGAACATACTCATCGCAATATACCGCTGCAATGTGGTCATCGTCCCAGGGGTACTGATCCGCTTCCAAATATTCCTGCTCGTATTCCTCTTTCAATGCCTCTAGCTCATCAGTCGTAAAATAAAACTCCATCGTTGCCTCATACTTGCCGTCAAGGATGGCTTTTTGCTCCCATCTTTCGCCGTATTCGTCGTTGTTCACCCATTCCGCATTGGTACCCGCTTCCACAACCAGTCTGTCCACATCGATCCTTGCAATTGCCTTATACCCTCTCTTCGCCACCGTTACCATCATGTCCGCCACCTCCTTTGTTGTCTACCTCTCTCTTACAACTCTATTATAGACCATCCACAAAAAAAGAACAAACCCGAATATCTGCCTTTATCCGCGTTTGCTCTTTACTGTAAGCCCTTATCTCGTGATAACTAATGTTCTCACATTTTCTCGCCAATTCTCTCTTGTATTCAAATTCAGCTTTCAACAACTTTCAAGATCTTATCAAGCGCTCGCATGGCAATGGCTTTAACTGTCATATCCGATACACCCATCATCTTTTCAATCCGTCTGTATGTAAGGGTTTTATAGATCATCTTCTCCCTGCGCTTGAATATCATCTTCTCCCATTCGGTCTTTGGCTTTTCAAAATCGTGATCGATATACCTGTGAAAGATCACCTCTTTTTCCGCATCATCCAACAGCCGCATCCATCCATCTACCAACCGGATCACATACCCAGCCCGTACCTGTTGAGACAGAACCGGAATATGCGCTGTGCGATCGACCAGAATATCATCTGTCCGAAATTGGCCTGTGGCGATCTTGTGCCGGATACCCTCGGGATGGAGCATAAGCAGAACAGGATACCCCAGGAAAGCCTGAAGGTACCCTTTGTAGCTCTGCAAATAGCGGATAATGTCCTCTACGTTCATTGGTGCAAGATCGTTTCCAGGATTCGGATTTTCTCCGCAGGATCTTTGCTCACATAGTCGCTGTATTGATCCTTTGCAGTTCTTATAGCCAATCGTAACGTTGTAATCGGGTGCTCCATCATCAGATCCTTAAGCGTCCTCTTTTTCATGTCCCCCTCCTCAGAATGGCACGTTATCATCGCCTGTTGCGTCGTTGACCTCTGGTTCTGGATACTGAACCTCATCTGGTGTATACGGTTGCTGATCCGTGCGGTTGTCGCTCTTTTTCTCCATGAACATGATCCTATCCGCTACCACATCGGTCGTATACTGAGTGGTGCCGTCGCTTTTCTCATATTTTCCCGTTTGGAGCCTGCCCTCTACGAGAATCAAGCTCCCCTTACCCAGGTAATTGCTTGCAAACTCCGCAGTCTTTCCAAATGTGACTATCTTGGGAAAATCCGCGCCCGGTTCGGTATTGTTCTTTGTTGGCGTTCTGTTCACAGCCAGGGTAAAGCTCGATACCGCAGTCCCACTGTTGGTGTTCTTGAGTTCCACATCTCTCGTCAATCTACCTACCAATATCACTCGGTTATACGTTGCCATGCCTTTTCGCCTCCTCTAAGTTCAATTGACTATCTTCCGATCCCCAGCTATCCAGCATTAACACACGCATTCGCATCCTCCGTATCAAATATCTTGTTACCCTCCACATCGTGAATAACGATCGACCAGTCCAATACTCGGATCACTTTCAAAACCGTCGACCAAAGAACTGGTCTCAGAAGATCGATGTCATCCGCAGCGTCGTATATACTCCCATAACGCCTGACCACCGGCGTGATACCATTGCGTAAAACCGCCTCAAAGGCGAACGACATATCTACTCCAGGATTCTCGGTTTTCTCCAGTTCGTGAGAATCAAAGACCACTTCCCCGTTTTCGTTGTCGATCAACTCCAACCGCCAATCGAAAAGTCTGGCAGCCATAAATAAATAATTCATCCTTGCGATATTCAGATCGAGTTTCTTTCTTTGTCTGTTAGCGCTCCGCGCGTTCTCCGGATTAACTCCTTTGGCGACCGCAACCGATTGGATGCTCACTCCGTCCACAAATGTCTCATCGAAATACCGATCCATCAACTCATGTACCCGTTGCACAATCGCCAAATCATCCGTCTCCATTGTCCTATTTTTTGGCAATTCCGGCTCATCCTTGCGTTCCTCAACATCCAATGCCAGCAGCACATCGATGATCCTGTTGATGTTCCTTGTTGCTTCAGCTGTCAGGCTCCGCAATGTTTCATGGGTCTTCGGAGAGTATGAGGAAACCCTTGCAGATGTCTTGAGCCGTTGAATGATCCGATCTCCAAAATTAACCACATCTTGAACTATTTCACGCATCCGTTTCCTCCGCAGGCTCTACGCTGATCACATTGATCCGTCCGTCTGTCACCCTCATCATATCCTGTATGGTCTTCTTTGAGGCTGTGGCTTGCGTCTCTGCCATTTTCTCTACCCAACCACTCTCGATGACCTCTTTACCGTTCCTGATCTCATACTCCACACGCCATTTTTTCATACCTCGATCATCTCCAACGCCGCCACAGACCATGTTTCCAACTGGTTATTTTTTGCGTGCAACCTGAGACCTGCAACCGTTCGCCACCACCAATGGCCGATCTCGTCTGTTCTGGTCAGGTTTCCCGTCCATGTCTGTATGAGGATCACGATCCCCGCGTGTACACTGTCAACCGTGTTTCCATTGAGCATGATCATTTTGGGCAATATGGCATAATCTTTGGGCGTGATTCTGAGTTCTTCGTACAGTTCGCGGTTCAAGGCGTTTATGATTGCCTTCCACCCAAACCCGTCGATCGGATTAACGTGACCTCCTACACCAATGCTGAACAAGCCGTCCAACCTTCCTTCTGTGCCATCCCTCCTGTATGTCAAATACTCTGGCACACCCGTGTCGCCTGCGCGTTGGATGACTGAGTATGGGATCACCTGTCTGTACGTCGGGTCGGTTTCCGCTTTGTCTCTGGGCATAAAGAACAGCCCTGACCAATCTGGATTTTCCGATAACTGCTTCAGCTTTTGCGTAGTAAAATCCTGCGATGGCGCATTCATCACCAATACCATTTCATCCTTCATCCTCTTTGACCCCCTTTTCCATTGTTGGCACTTCCCGGATCACGTCTTTGACCGCCTGATCTTTGTATCTGGCCTGGATCTTCGCCTTTGCCTTGTGATGATTCTCCGCATAGATCTCCTTGTACGTTCCATTCGTGAATACGACCTTGTAAAATGGCATCCCTTTTTTCCTCCATTCTGCTGTGGTCTCCAGAAACCTTTACCATTGCAATTGTCAACAACCAAAGGAACACAATAATTCCAATCAAGATCCCAACAGCCATCATTTCCTCCGTGGCATGATCTTGACTATCGTATGCTTCCTGCCAGTAATAGTTGCCATCACGATCATAGGCAGCGCCCATTTGTCATTCTCATAAACAGGCCCCTCCATCGCGTCGATTAAAAGTTTCAACATATTGTTCGGGTCTGGAAAGACGCGGTTCTTCATCTCGAATGCGATTGCCAAATTGAAAAACTCGCCTGCAGGAATGGGTTTCCATCGGTGCTTCTTGACTGTCTGAATGATGTATAGGTTAGCCAATTGCATGAACGCTTTGCCTTCTTTACTCAGAAAGAGCCTTTTGTTCTTGGCCCTCTGATAGCAATGATTCACGCTGGGGGGTAGATCGGGGATCTCGATCGTCATCA